ACGAACATTTAACCAATCTTCTTTAGCACGACCATGAAACCCCTCAATCTGTCTGTTCATCTCTCGTTTTTCTTCAAGGTCTGCATCAAACATAGCCTTCTTACGGGATAAAAATTCTGGATACGTAAGGTAATAGATGGGGCGAGACAACATGCCAAAGTCAGACTCGCTGTTATAACGCAATATGTCTTTAGCCTTCTCTGGATTTAATCTACGAACAAATTCCATTGCTGCAACTACAGCATGAGTTGTTTTGCCTAGTCCAGGTCCGCCATCAAACAAAAGACCCACGCCCGTAAGTCCCAGTCCACCTATTTGTTTGATGACAGACCCAGATACTAAATCCTCAAGCCACTCATCTACACCTTGAGGAAACGCTGTGTCCATATCGCTTGGCTCGTATCCCATAAAACGTCGTGGGATATTTGAGTTACGCATAATCCAATGTTTGTTAAGTGATGGCAGTTCATCAATTTGATAGGTCAACTGTCACTCCTCTGTCATCGGTGTACTTGTTCTTGCCATCTGTAGTCATGTGTGTTTCATGGATTGTTATAACAAAATACTTCTCACCTGGAAACAAAATGCTTGTAACAACATCAATAATCTTTGCTTTCCACTTGGGCATATCAACAATTGCAAAGACTGGTAAATCTTTTTTCTTCTTAGTCATCGCTCTCAACCCACGCATGTATAAGCATTCCAACTGGAATACCAATTAAAATTCCAAGAAAAAGAACTAGGTTCATTGTCCGCCCCAACCTCCTCCTTTAAATTGAACTGCAGGTGGTGTGAATACTTTACTCATAGGGTTGCCACAACGGTCACAGTTAGGTCGCTCTGTAACGTCATAAGCCAAGTGCATTTCAACAATACTGTCTTCGCATGTATCGCATTTAAAATCGTACTTAGGCATTTAGTTTCCTTTCATAACGCTCTAATGCTTTGCGACCGACAATCGTGTTATCAAACTCTCTACCGTCTGAAGCGTACACGAACTTGTCTCCGACTTCTTCAGTTGGGTTGACGAGTCCTAGGTTTTCTCGTGCCTTGTTCATGTGAGTGCGGAACATAGCAAGATACAACTTGTACAAGTGCGGTGCCTCATCGCCAACGTCTTTAAAGTTCTTTTCATCAACCATAAACATCTTTAGAATCTCTAACTCAATCAGGGCTGTCGTTTGGAATCTAGTTCGCATCTGCTGTAGCCCGCCTGACAGGTTGTTGACGCTCACGGTGCCTGGTAGCCATGGAAACTTACGACCGACTAGGAATGAGAACTCTGCTGCAACATCGCGGACTGTCCACTCTGCCTGTGGTCGCTTGCCACGGGTTTTGGTGTCCTTCTTGCTGGGCGTGGACCTCGGTTGCTCTGAGTCCAACTTGCCGATACCTCCAATTGAATCATCCTTGGCTTGTTCTTCTCGCCAACTTTTATTCATGGTTTCCTCACCTACTTTGAGTATTTTTATATTTTCATAACTTATTGACTTACTGGTATTAGGTACTAATGGCTGTTGACTATATGACTTAAGCACTTGACCATGTGTTGTCCGCCTCTGTACAGGCGACGGTGCTTGACTCTGTGGAGGCGACGGCAGCGTGTACTTCTTTGTCGTGTAGAAACCGCGATTACGCTTTTGGGCCGTGGCGACGAGATAACCCCCCGTTTCTAAAACCTTCAGAGAGGCTCTTACGTGGGAGTCTGCTTTAGTGTGGGTCAGGCGACCGAGAGTAGCCACAGAAGCCTCTACGACCCCATCAGGGTCCGCTAATGAGTACAGCACGACTAAGAGACGGAACTGATGATGGGTCAGTTCCGCCTCTAGGAGGTCGTGTGGGATGTTCATTCAGAGCGACGATACTTGCGCTTACCTTCTTCGTCAATCTGGTCCATAACCATCTTGTAGACCACCGCAATCATGGTCTCTGTAAAGTCCTGGAGTACCTCTTCAAGGCGTTCTTCTAGAATGTCTGTCTCCATATCAATCAGGTTTAATCCATCTGATATGTCCCAGACTTCTCTGCGATTTTCATGTGCCCAAGCAACTGTCTCAAAACAATCGTCCGAATCATCCCAAGCCAAAGCCACTATGTCATCTGGAGCAGCCGACTCTAGTAATTCTTCTAAAGAAGAACCAGTAGAGACGGGTATGTTCAACTCTGAAGCAGCCATCATTACTTGGTCGTGAGTTTCGTTCCCTGCTGCTAAAGGAAGGTGCACTTCGTTAAACTTCTTTTGCGTTAAAAGTAAACGAAACCCATGGGTTACATCTACATCATCTGATGTTCCAACAACAATTAGACGAGACATATTTTCTCCTAGTAGCGACGAGGTGGTTGAATTGTTACAGGACGTTCAAGCATTGCCATAACAGCCAAAGATGCAAATGCTGCTGCTGTGGACATAAGGGCTAGGTCATACTCTGAGTAACCTATAACGTAAAGAGCCAGCACTGAAAAACCCAATGCTACAAACCCTTTTAGTTTCTTTAAATCATAGAAAGCATCAATTGCTCCTATGAAATATGAGGTAGAAAGTGTTGCTATAAATAAGTCAATTAATGTGGTCATAGCGGGAGTCTACTACGACCTGGGGGTAAATCAATTAAAGGTAGCGGACGTGCCTTCTAAACCTTTATAGGAAGTAACACGCCATGGGGCATTCATAGGAACCCAATATTTTAAGGTGTTTAGAAGTCTTGCCATTTTAATAGTCCAATTGTCATAACGGTATGAGTATGAAGCGTGGGCTGTTCCAGACCAGAAAACGCCAGAAGCCTGTGGCAATGAGCCATCAAAGTAGTCTGTAGGTTTAAATGCCTGTTCAAATTGAGCGTTATCAACCCAGACGTTAACACCAGAGCCTACGGTCCCAGATAAAGTAAAGGTAACTGTAATGTTGTTGTTTGTTGATAGACCTTCAGGCACATAAACCTGAACAAACTGTCTTGCCCAAGAAGTTGTTAATGCAACAGTTTTTGTGCCACTTTCTAAAGAAGTTGAGTCGTCATCATCTGCCACAATAGTCATAGTTAAGTTAGAAGCAGCAGAGGCTTTCATGTACATAGAAAACACATACCAGTTCCCTTGAGTTAACTTGAAGGTAGTTGGTGAGGTATTGCAGATAGTTGAAAGAGTAAAGTTTGTTTGTCCAGAGAGTTTTAAAGCATAAGTTCCTGGCAAACCTTCAGGTAAAGTTGAGGTGTCTCTTAATGTAGTTGAGTTTGTAGTCCAACCAGTAACGTTAGTTTCAAATGATGGGTTCTTTAATATATTTACTGTTCGTGGAGTTACAAATAGGTTTACAGCCCGTGCTTCGTCAAATGTTGCTGAAGCAGTAGCGGTTGGTGCAAATTGCATCATGTCAATGTTGTAAGAGTTTTGCGTAGTAAATACAAGCCTAACACCCGCGTATGTTGCTCCAGCAGGTGATGTAGCAGTTTGAGACTTTCTTTGATAAACGCCTGTAGTTCCAAGACTTGTTCCTGCAACAGAAGTGCTAATTTGTACACCAAGGTAGTCATACCAATATATGTACGCGGTTAATGCTCCATTTGAATCTGAGGCACCATAGAAAGCAAAGTTATAAGAAGTGCTTGGCTCTACTGGAATACCTTTTAATACAGGATTATCTCGTCCTAAACTCATAGTAGAGGTATTAGAAACAGAGCCTGTTGCTGCTGTTGATGCTACGTTTACATCTGTATTAGCATAAGTAAATGTTGTGGTTGTTGGAACCGAGGCAACCGTATAGTTTCCATTAAATGTTGAATCAACTCCAGTAATAGAAATAGAATCCCCTACATCTAACCCGTGAGCCAAACTTAAAGTTAACTTAGCAACGTTTGTAGTTCTTTCTTTAAAAGTAACTACAGAGACTGCTGTAACAAATCGTCCAGAGTAATTAGCGTCAACTGCGTTAGTTCCAGTAGGCCCTACTTTATTACTTACTGATGTTAGAGTTCCGTTTGTTTTAGTCCAACGCCCAATAGACTTATAAAAAGAGGAGTCTTGTACATCTAACATTAAGTTTGGAGAAATTGTTAAAGTTGGTGACCAGGTTGTTAAAGACTCTGTGTAACCCTTAATACCTAATTCGGTTCCTTTATTTTTGTATAGGTATGAGGCTTCTCGTATTAATTTTTTTCTGTTTTTGTAAGGCAATCCATTTTCTGGTCCAAGACCAAGTTGGTCTGCATACAAATTAATTAGTTGTGGTGGAGTTGTTTTTTTGCCATAAGAAGGGGCTAACAACTCAGAGTAGGTTAATAGTTGGTCGTAAGTAAAGGAGAATGGTTGTAGAAAATTGTATAAATCGCTATAAGGGTTTGATATACCTGTTGGGCTTTGTTCTAAACTTGTGTAAACTTTTGGCAATAGGCTAAACAAGGTTTTTTGAGTTCCTTTGTCTTCAGGCATTAAACAATAAGCACGTCCTGAAAGGTTCCAAGTATTTGAAGAAGTAAATAAAAAAATTGCATAATAGATAAATTGTCCAGCAGCAATTGGCAAATTATTATCAGAACTACTGTCAATAAAATTGTCTACACCATCAGTAAAAGTGTTTCGGCTAACGTTTCCAGATAGGTTTGTAGTAGAGGCTTGTTCATAAAGAATTACGCCATCTTGCTCTGATTCAGGAAAATTATCGTTATTTCTAACTAACCTAAATTTATAAAAAGTTCCTTGAGGAGGAGTCCACGCTACGGCTATTTGACCATAGTCCAAAGCAACGGCAGACATAGGTTCTGCTGAGAGAACCAGCCGTGGAGTTTGACCGTAATATGCTCCACGGTAAATAGCACCTTGGTACTTTGCCAATTAAGGAACCTACGCAGTCATTTGAATAGCGACGTAATTCAACTTCAAAGGATAGCCGTTACCTACTTGCCCATCTGTAATTGGAGTGTCCATCTCAACTTCGTATGTAAATAGAGATGAGGTTGTTGTCTTAACTGTGGCATATCCGTTTTTAACAGTTGTTGGGTAAATAGCAGTAAGAAAAACAACGGGAGTTAAATTAAATCGACCTATGTCAAAAGACTTACTTCCAATAATAAGTTGGTCTCCATTAGTAGTTGTAGTTAAGTTAACAGTTCCAACTTCAATAGCGTAAGGTACTTGTGAAGGCCTAATTATTTGACCGTTAAAAGTTGCACCACTAGTAAAAGTGTTGGCAGCATTTAAACGGGCATAGTTAGTTAAGTCAGGATAGGCAATAGAAAGGGCTTCCCATTCCGTACCGCTCCATACTCGGACTTCTCTATAATTAGGCATAGTTACTCGCTAACTGGTGGTGTGAAGTTTGTGCCGTCCCATTTCCAACCAAGTTGTGGGTTGTTTTCAGCAGTACGGGTAAACTCAATAACTGTTGGGTTACTTGTAAATACGGCAGCGTGTCGTTCATCTGTTCCCATGACAACAACAACTTCTCCGTCAAGTACAAAGGCTAGATTTTTTGTCATTTCAGATTGTCTTTCACGTAAAACTTTTTTAGTTACTTCTGGTTCACTCATTTGATTCTCCTTCGGTAGATACTGTAACAGGTCCCCACTTACCTATGGGGCATGAAGCATGTGGCAATTCAGCCTTTTTAGTCATAAAGCAACCACATTTCTTACAAGTTTTTGTGGCTTGAATTAAAAATGGGCAGTTCAAACAATGATTAGTATACCGATATTCATAGGTCTCATCGTCTACTCTTCCAATTTTAGGGTTGAGTAAATCCCAAGGTCTAACAGAGTCTCCTGCTTGTTTTTCTTTCCAAATATCCCAAGGTCTTTTTTCCATTTTATTGTCCTAACGGTTTAACAAATAGTGAACCTATTGTACGTCCATCTTCAAAGTTACTTGAACGAGATACAACCCCGTATCCAGTTCCAGTCTCAAAAAAAGCATTGGTTGAGTAGGTCCCAATTTGATTGGTGTAAAGACTATCAGTAAAAGCAGTAACAGTTAAAGAATTATTAAGTGCAGAAACCTTTACTGCAGACCACCTTTCTGGAACAGCAACATCTGCAACAACAGAAAACACCCCATCTACCATCTTTACAACCTGTAGATAGTAATAGTTAGTGTAGGTAGTGCCTGTGGCTGATTGGTCACACACAGTATAAGAACCTGCTTGGCAACAAGCATAATATGGAACGTTGTCAAACCCCTCTGGAGAACACTCGTGTGAATAACCTATTTTCTCATACCGTTCTCCTGCAGGACAGGTTTCGTAATAACTTTCAACTAATTCGTAACGGTCAGGTTCACAAACTGTTGAAGATGTCGCTGGGTCACAGATTCGAGTTGGTGCTGGATTACAAACCCGCATTGGAGCAGAAAAAGGAACATAAACCCAAGTACAGTTTTGACGGTATTCGGTGTAACACGCACCTGGAACAGTTACGGTTCTACATTCTCCTGCTTCTACTAAAACATATTCGTAGTAATACTCAAGTTCATATCCACCAGGACAAACATAATCATAAATGTCTTCAAAAATAGAAACATTTGGAGGATTACAAACTAAATTGTATCCAGCAGGTTCAGTACATGAAGCAATGCAATAACTTTCTTGATGAGACCTTACGCAGTAAGAGTAAGTTTGAGCCGTTTGATTATAGTAAGGAAGAACACCCCACCAGTTATTTGCATCCGTTATACGGATAGCAACGCCTGTTCCTGGAGTAAGTTCGTTGGCCTGAAGGTCAAAATCTAAAAATCCAGCATCAACGGAGGCTAATGGATAGTCTGATTTTGAACCTGTTGTTTTAGCATTGTTAGAGTTAATTTGCCACTGGCTTCTTAAAACAGTCCACGCTTGACCAGATTCAGCAACTCCAAGAGTACTTGTTGTATCTGCTCTGTTAAATGTATCTTCTAATTTATCTGCCCAAAATTGTTTCCACTCACCATTAACTTTTATGTAGCCAAACTTAGCCTTCTTCCAACCGCCATTTACTTTTGCAAATAGCCCAGAAGCAGACTTAAAGTTTCCAGATACCTTAGAACCGATAGCCATTAAAGGTTGTCCTAAGCCGTGTACTTAATCCAGATGTCTCCGTTATTACCACCAGTTGGGTCAGCAGTAGAGACCGTGATGTTACGAAGTCGTGAAGTAAGTGCTTGGTCTCCCGTAAGAGTTCCACCAGTGATTTGAATAGTTGTTTCTGCAGCAAGGACAGCAGGTGTTGAGTCTGAGTCAACCCAAATTGTTCCTGTTGGAAGTCCTAACGCAGCAGCATCAGGTTGAGTTGATTGCATTAAGATTGGTTTAATTTCTTGGCTGTTTACAAATAACTTTCCAGCAGAATCTACTTTAGTAAGAACAGTTCCAGCAGAATTTTTAAAACGAAGAAGGTCCGCAGTTTGGCCTGAAAATCCTTGAAGGTTTAAACCAACAACGGTTGAATTACTAGATTGAATGGTGTCTCCACCAGTAAACTTTAGATATTGAGTATGTACATCAGCGTTAATACCGTATTCAAGATTTTGAACACGGGCTGCTAAAGAAGACCAAGTAGTAGTTCCTGTTGTAAAAGTACCCGCTCCTGAACCATACCCAGCAGAAACATGGGGCATTGTGCCAATATAAGACTCGACTGATTGAACTTCGTCTTGCAGAGTGTTAATGTGCTCTGCAACAACAACCTGAGTAAAGTCAACCTTTGGGTCAAAGGGTTTTACGCTACTGGGATATACGGCTGGCATGTTGTCTCCTAAATGTCTCGGTCTATTTTGTCGTTAAATGGGTTATAAAACTGGCTTAACTATCAACCACTAGTGCTGTGAGTATGGCCTGAAGTGGTTCTAGTACCCAAAGTGGTCTTAACGGCTGCCAAATTAGTCTCTAAAGTTTTTACCTTATTTGCTAAAGCAA